TAACATCAATTTCAAAAAGAAGGCTAAAGGTTGTTCTTGTTGTTGTTGTTGTTCGGCCTTCGAAACAAGAGCCTCCCCCAGAAACACAAGTCAGGAACCCCAGATATGGCACTCGAATCAGGAACTTACATCAACAGCCTCAACGCCTCAAACCCAGCCTCAACAGACGGCTTGGCGCAAGCTGATGACCACATCAGACTACTAAAGTCTACCATCAAAGCATCGTTACCCAGCATTACTGGTGCAATCACAGCGACACACACAGAACTCAATGTTCTCGATGGTGTTACAGCGTCTACATCAGAGATCAATAAGCTGGACGGATTGACTGCTACGACAGCACAAATGAATACCCTAGCAACAGGCGGTGGCGTTATACCATCTGGTGGTATCATTATGTGGTCTGGGGCAGTCTCAGCGATACCTACTGGTTGGGTCTTATGTAATGGCTCCAACAGTACTCCAGACCTTCGTAATCGGTTTGTGGTGGGTGCAGGTTCAACCTATGCAGTCAATGCGACTGGTGGTGCTGATAGCGTCACACTGGCTACAGCCAACCTACCATCTCACAGCCACAGCTTCAGTGCTTCTGGTACTACGAATACTGAAGGTGATCACACGCACGACAATGTGGCAAACCCACTGATGAACGATAATGGTCGTGATGGTGATGCTGGCTCTAACTCTACAGGTCTAAATGAAAGCGATAGACTAGGTGGAACTACAGGAGCCGCTGGTAGTCACAACCACACATTCTCAGTCAGTGGTACTACAGGAAACACAGGTAGCGGAACGTCCCACGAAAACAGACCGCCCTACTATGCACTAGCATACATTATGAAATCATAAGAACGGAGCAATTAGCCCATGACTAACCTCCCAATTCGTGGGCTTGGGTCTGTAGGGGTCGTCACTGACATTGACCCTTACAGTCTACCCATCAATGCCTACACTAGAGCCAAGAACGTCAGGTTCAACGAGGCCAAAGTAACCAGAGCACCCATCTACAGAAGCATCTCAGGCAACCTTACAGTTAGTCCTAAATTTATCTATGGTGTCAGTGCTCTCTCAGGTTTTGATACAGTATTGATAGTGGATGATACCTTTGACATCTATGAGATGTCTAATGGTGTCCTTACACAGAAGTACAATAGTTCACTGTCTGCATCTGCTATTACACCCGTGACAGCCACGATACTTGCAGACGTACAGTACATCAACAGATCGACAACAGCCCCAGTCCAAAGAGTGCCCAGCGCAACTAACTTTACTGTTTTGCCTAACTGGCCTTCTGGTGTAACTACGACATCCTTGCGTTCCTATGGTGACTTTTTGTTAGCACTAGGTACTGTAGAGGGGGGCGTGGAGTTTCCTAACAGGGTTCGCTTTAGTGACCCCGTGTTAGCTAACCAAGTCCCAGATACATGGGATGCCTCAGACTTAACCAACAGTGCTGGCTTCAATGACTTAGTGCAAATGAAGACCCCCATAGTCGATGGTGCTACCCTTGGCTCCAACTTCCTTGTCTATTCACAAGACCAAGTGTGGATGATGGAGTTTGTCGGTGGTGCATTCATATTTAACTTTAGAAAACTTTTTGATGACGCTGGGGTAATCAACCAGAACTGCATCCAAGAGATCGAAGGTAAACACTATGTCTTTGACAGGGATGACATCTATGTAACCGATGGTAACACACGACAATCAATATGTGACGGAAGAGTCCGAGACTACATCTTTAATGGCCTAGATAACTCCAAAGCTGACCAATGCTTTGTCTTACATAACTCTATGCTAGAGGAAGTATACTTCTGCTACCACAGTGGCGATGACATGGCTGAGTATGCAGATGGCGACAGCTGTAACCGAGCCGCTGTCTATAACTATAAAGAAGACATCTGGTCATTCTATGATTTGCCTAACGTAGTTGCTGGTGCTGAAGCTAACGTAAACACAGCGTCAACCTACGCAGACGCTACGACTACCTATGAAACTGTAGGTGGCTCATATCACTCACAAGAAAGCCCATACCAAAGACACCCACTTGTCCTATCAAAAGCTGGTGGTGGGGTATCAAACAGTAAGGTCTATGGTATCGACTTGATTGAAAAAGGTAGTCTATCACAGGCTATAGACACGGCAGTATCTAAGCCATTCTTTATAGAACGTGTAGGACTTGACCTTGATGAACAAGGAATACCACTGACAGGCTACAAGGTTATCTCAAGACTAGCCCCACAAGTATCTACTGACAGTTCTAATGGTCAGTTTAATTTTACTTTTGGAGCTGCCGATACACCTCATGCCACTCCTAACTACGGCAGTTCAGTGACCTTTAATTCACTTACTGATTACAAGGTGGATGCACGTATGTCTGGTAGATACTTGTCGTATAAGCTGGAAACTACAGCTGACAAGGACTTCAACTTTACTGGTATGGATGTTGAGATCACTGTGACAGGTCGGAGGTAACTTATGGCTATCTCAGATAAAATTAATATGCTGGTGTCTGCTTATGTCAGGCGCACAGCACCAACACTTACTCCAGAGTTTCTCCCTAACTACCTACAGGAAGAACTGAGAGAAATAGAAGCGTCTATTAAATCACTAGCAGACGCAAGTACCCAAGTAACCGACAGAGAGCCACCTAACCCAAGAAAGGGCATGGTGCGTTATGCCGTGTATCCTTGGGAACCATTAGGATCAGGCGTATCTAAACTTGTTGTCTACAACGGCACAGCTTGGGTAGCTGTATAAACAAAAGGAATATTATATGTGGGGCGCAATTATAGGTGCTGGAGCCAGCTTACTTGGCTCAAAGATGCAATCAAAAGCACAAGATAGAGCAAACGCGGCTAACATGGCTTCGTTCAACCAATACAAGCCATACGTGGATGCTAACTTGAAAGGCTCAGAAGCCGCACTTGATGGTGTCTTAAACACAGGAGCCTACCAAGGTGACACTCTAGCCGCACCTAACCAGTTCCAAACTGGCACTGCAAACACTATGGGCAACTTTGGTACTAACATGATGAACAGTGGTAACGCCATGATGGGCAATACTGCTGGCTTTGGTAACAATGCAAACTCATTGTACGGACAGTATCAAGGTATGGCAGATGCGGCACAGCAAGACCGACTTAGTAATGCTATGAACTACGCATCAGCAAACTCAGGCTCTCTAGTAGATGCCGCAATGCGTGATGATCGTCGTAACCTACAAGAGAACACTTTGACTGGCATAGACATGGCGGCATCAGGTTCTGGCAACATGAACTCTAGTCGTGCTGGTATAGCAGAAGCAGTAGCTAACCGAGCATATGACGACAGACGTGCCGATGTAGCTACAAACATACAGAATAGTCTTATAGATCGTAGTCTAAACCAACAGGCACAACAGTTCCGTGACCAAGGTTCTGCACTACAAGGTGCTGGACAAGCAAACCAAAGCATCCAAAGTGCTTATGGTGTAGGTCTGAACACACTTGGACAAGGTGCTAACTTTGGCATGAACGCTGGTAACGCATTACAGGGCTTCGATCAGGCACAGCTAAATGACCAGAAACAGCGTTTCGAAGACCAACGTGACTTTGAGATGGATCAGCGTAAAGGCTACCAATCAGGCATCTTAGGTAGGGCCCCTCAAACCAATAATAATTTTAAAGCCAACATGAATAATCCGTATGCCGCCGCACTTGGTGGTGGAATGGCTGGCTTTGGTTTTCAGCAAGAGTATTTTCCACAAGCACAACAAGGTACAGGGTCTTTCTTTAGAGGCCGTACAGTCAACCCACACATGAGATAAAGGAGGAATATAATGTCACGCGCAGTAAGACGACCAGTTCTATCGCAGAACTATCCTAACTATATGCCTCCTATGCCTCCAGACGGATACCAGCCGATCACTTACTATAATGATACTATAAAACAAGATGTTGGTGTCTTATATAACCCAATTACTGGTGACGTAAAATCAGATGGTAGTTATGTCTCTGACATGCTTGCATCCCCAGACATGGCTAAACATTTTGGTGAAGATGCACGAAAAAGTGTTGAAATGCAGTATGCTGACAACATGACACCTCAAAATCAACGACCTGACTCAATGGGTGTTGGATATAGACCAAACATGAGAGCTGATGCTTTAGACATGCCTATGACATCTAACAGTAATCAAGGCATCCTTAACGAAAGTTCTCCAGCCCTAATGACTGAGGACGAAGCATTTGGTATCTTACAAAACCCAGATGCAAGTGAAGAGTCTAGGCTTAACGCACGTAAAACTTTATCACCTAACTTCAAAGAACCTGTACTATCGGAAATTGTAAGTAAGTATGGGGAAGAAGATGCTATAGGTACTCTACAGAACCCAAATGCTGATCCTGTGGAACTTAATAAAGCTAGAGAATATTTCTCAGGAGGACAACGTGATCTTGTAGGTAGTGGTAGGGGAAACTATGGTATGCCTGCTCCAGCCCTTGATGAACTTAGTGCAACAGACAGTGCTGTACTTGGGAACAATCAGTATGACCCTGTAAATGACATGGTAGCAGGTGAAAACCTATTCGCATATGACGACCCTAACCCTGTTCTTACAGACAAGGGTAAGCCTAATCCGAACCCTAAAGCTGTTTTGGATACTACATCCTCCAATGATCGAAAAGGTAGCATTGTGTCTGGTAATGCCCGTGGCTCTATGATGCCATATGCTAAGATCAACAGAAACGAAGCACTTATGCGTATCGGTGGTGCTATAATTGGTGGTTCAGACCAAGGGTTCGCTGGTTCAGCAAGAGCCGCAACACAAGAGTTTGGTAACATCCAAGACGCAAACAGAGCGTCAGAGACAGCCGCATTCAACAAAGCAGAAGCCACAAGACTTGCTGAAGAACGCATAGCGGCTTTGAAGGCTAAAGGTAGCAGTAAATCAGATGACAAAGATAGACAAACTTTAAATAGTGTAAATACACAGCTGAATGCGTTTCAGTCTGGTTTAGATGCAATAGCAAAAAGTAAAGCTGAAGGCGGAAACCTAACTGGTATTGGTGGTATATTTAAGTCATTCTATGATGACTTTACAGGCAACCCAGACTCAGCAAGGCGTTTACTATTGAGCAGACTTAAAGTTGATGATGCCTTACTCAGAGTTGCAGAGACAAAGGGTGCCATTTCTAACAAAGAGATGGACTTATTCTTAGAACCAGCACCAACCAACTTTAAGGATGAACAAATTTGGGTGGACTGGATTAAGGAGAGAATGGTTGCGTTGAGAAACGTACAGAACAGACTAAATGGAGGACAGGTTCTAAACCAGTCTGAACAGTCTTACGGCTATAGAGCACCTACTTCCAGAAACACAACAATATCAAAAGAAAGCCAGAGTTGGCTTGATAGCTAATAGAGGTAACTAATGGCTGATTATACTGTAGAAGATTACAAAGTAGCGGCAAGAAAAGCTATTGCTGGCGGCGACATTGCTTCAGCAAACGAATTGATTGCGGCTGGTCAGGCATTGGAAGCTGAAACCAAAAAGACAGCTGAAGTTGACACCTCAGTTAGTGGCGCGGCTAAATTTGGCTATGATAATGCAGGAAAACTTATAGGTCAGGGTATCCAAGGTCTTGGTGAACTGACAGGATCAGAAAGTGTAGAGAACTATGGTAAGGAAATGGCTGAACGCAATGAACGTGAGATTGCGGAAGCGAACTACCAGCGTCCAGA